TGGAGGAATTGCAGCTTCATCGGCGCCGTCGGATCATTGCTGGCGTCGCCGTAGGCCGGCTCAAAGCCCAGCATCGCGTTGGCCACGTTCTTCTGCACCTCGTCAAACGTCTTCTGGCTGGCTGATTTCTTGTCCTGGATGAACTGCTGCGCCATGCGCGGATCCACCGCCCGCGTCATGTAGGCCGTCAGCCCGCCGCGGTCCAGCGATCCCGTCACGTCGCCCGGGATGATCTTCTGGTTGATGATGTCCAGCTTTTGCAGCAGGTAATCCGGGTTCATGTCCTTGATGTCGAACTCCAGCCCGATCACCACATCCTCCATCACGTTGAACGGATCCAGACTGGCGAGCTGCGGGTTGCCCGTCACCGCCGTGATCAGCTGCGGATTGTATTGCAGCGTCAGCGTGAACATGTGCATCAGCACCTCGCCCCAGAATGTGTAAAAGTCGTCGCCCAGCTTCTCCTGCATGAGGCTTTGCAGGGCCGGGTGCACCTTCTGGTTGAACACCCCGAAATATTCGCACCGCTGGAACTGGAGCAGCTGCACCAGTTCCAGCGCCAGCGTGGCCGGCGGTGCGCCGAGGTTGATCGCCGCGATGTCCTGCGCCCGGCTCATCGGCACCTGCGCCCCGGGCCCCAGCTTGTAATCCACGCCGCCCAGCTTGGGCACGCGCACCGGCGGCAGCGTGTCCCAGTCCGCCCGGTTGAAGAGCATGTCCCGCTGCTTCTTCTCCTCGTTCTGCCACGTGCCGGCGATCTCCGAGACGCTGCGCGTGTCCGTCAGCGCCGGGCCCAGGTTCTCCCGCTTGAACTCCACAAACGGATACTGCCCGTGCGCGTAATTGATCAGCTCATGCTTCGCGTAAAACTCGCCCGGCGCCTGCGTCCCGCGCAGCTTCGGATCATCGATCACGTGCGGGCTGAAAATCGTTTCATAGACGCCCGTCACCCCGTCCTCGTCCACCTTCTTCACGTAGGCATAAACCACCTCGATCAGCGGGTTGTTCTCCTCCGTGAGCTTAAGATAGGTCGTGTTGCCCACCGTCTTGGTGGAGGGGCCGGTCAGGCTCGTCGCGCCCAGCGCGCCCGCCCAGCTCGAGATGTTGCCTTTCGTTTTCTTCACCAGGTCAATCCAATCCTCGTTCCAGCCGTCCGCGCGTTTGGACTCCAGCTCCGCCTCCGTCATCCAGCGCCGCCAGAAGATCGCCCGGGCCTGTTGCAGCATCATCGTCCCCCGCGCCGCCAGCACTTCCTGGTAGGGCTTGCACACCCGCACCAGCGGATCGTTCTTGCACACGTAGGGCATCGGCACATCGCACTCGCCCTCCTCGCGCAGCGCCTTCACGTATTTCCGGGCGGTGGCCAGCTTCAGGTCCAGCAGCTTCTCGTCGTCCAGCTCCTGCTCGTAAAACCCGCTGCCGGCCATCTGCTGCACCACGTAGGTCCGGTAAATAGCCCGCAAAATCTCCGCGCTGCCTTCGTCCTGCGTCGGATCGCCGATCTGCGCCAGCAGCTGCTTGATCGGGCTGGGCGGCTGGCCAGGGGGATCGCCGCCGGGCCCGGTGGGTGGCACGGACTGTGCCAGCTGCTGTAAGCTCACCGTCACGCGTCGTTTGCCGATCTCCCGTTCCCAGCCGATGTACGCGATCGCAAAGCCGTATTCGCCCGCGTATTGGGCGGAGAGCTCCGCCTGCAAGCGCAGGTTCTTGCGATACTTCGTGTGCACCATCCAGTGCAGAAAATCCGAGACGCCCGCGGAGAGCGGCATCTGATCCAGGTTGACGGTCGTCGCCCGCAGTTCCGCCTTGCGGAACGCGGCCGTTAGGAGCGCCACCGAGAAATTCACCACGCCATCCACGCCGGGCACGCGGGTGTCGCTGCTGCCGTTCCAGGGCATGGCCGGCTGGCCCTCCGGCATGTTCGCGTCCCACTTGCGGCCGTCGGGCGATTGTCCCGCCCAGATCATCCGGCGCGTCTCCTCGTTGAACGCCATGTCATAAAAGCCGTTGGGCATCACGCCCGCCTGCTTGTATTCCGTCAGCAGGATGTCCACATGCGCGTCCAGCGAATTGACTAAAATTTCAGAGTCATCTTTCATAGTTGGGGTCCAGCGTCACGCTGGTCTTTCATAATGAGAATCCACCATCAGTCGCCAGTTGGCACCAATTCGCCGAGCCAAGTAAATCCCCCGTCTTGGCCGTTAGGCCATTCCAGCCGCCGTTAGGCCGTTTTAACTGGTGGCCGCAACGCTAGTTGCCCGTTCCTTTTGGACTTCGCCGCAGCAATCCGCCACAATGAACGCCGCCACGCGCCGGCCCGGCGAGGGATCATCCTTGCGCGCCGTCTCCGCCAGATGCTTCAAATCATCCAGCGCCTGCTCGCTCAAATTCCGCACCGCCGCCAATGTCGCCAGCGTCAGCTCACCCACCGCTGCCTGTGCCTCGTCAATGATTTTGGTCATAGTTTTAACCTTTGGATCCAGCGTCACGCTGGTTGTTCAGGGTTGTCCTGCCGGCCCACGATCTCCACGTCACCGAACGCGGCCGCATACACCGGCGGCTCCTGCGTGACGGGATGCACCAGCTCTAGCATCTCCGCCATCCAGTTCAAGCCGGCCACGTGATGCAGACTGCCCGCCGGCAGGCCGGCCGTGTTGCCCGGCAGCGCCCGCGCCAGAAAATGCGCGCAGGTCGGATCAAACGCCCGGTGCAGGCGCTTCAGCGATTGTCCCGGCTTGATCGGTTTCGGTTTCGCCGGTCGCAGGTTGCCCATGCCCAGCCCGTTCATTCGATTGGTTTGGTCTTCGCTCATAAATTTGGTTTCGGGTTGATTCGTGTAATTCTTGTCTTTGATTTTTTCCGCCTCCTGAAAATCGCGGCGTAATTCGCGCGGAAACTTTGCTTGTCGCTCACCCGGCTCCATGATCCTTTCACGCTCATAAATTCACCGATGGTTTGTTCATCTCGCTCTCGTGGTCGATGGCCTCGCCCACTTTTGCCAGCATGGCTTTGAGCGCGATGATTTGTTCCCCCGAAAAGATTTCCAGCTTGCTGATTTCCTGGTCGGCTTCCTTTAGAATTTGTTTGGTTTTTCAGTTCATATCATTGGGTCCAGCGTCACGCTGGTTAGACGAATTGTTCAAACCCGATCAGCCGGGCCACGTCCGCCTTGAGGAACTTCGCCGCGCCGGCCCCGGGCGGTTTCACAAAGCCCACCTCGCCCGCCTTGCCGATCGCGCTCAGCGTCATCTCGCTGTAACCCGTCCAGCGGTGGACCGCCTTGATCTGCATGAACAGCGGCTCCTTCAGGAACTCCGCCGTGTCCAGCAGCGATTCCCATTTGAGCAGCTGTGCCAGTTGCTTTTTCTGGTAGCGGGCCACGCTCGTGCCCGCCGGCTTGATCTTCACCAGCACGCCGCAGTCCACGAACTTGCCGATCGTGCTGGGTGAATAGCCCAGCGCCACCACGTCGGCCTCCGCCAGCAAATGCGGCAGCCCCTTGAATTGTTCCTTGGTCATTTTGTTCCTTTGTTTGTGTTCATTGGTGGCCGCACCGCTAGGTGCTTAGAATCCCCCACCTGGTCTGCCGCCGGCCTTGCCGGTCTCAACGTGGCTCAGCTTTGCCAGCGCCATGTAGCGCAGCAGATCCGCGAAATCCTTGCACGCGCCCTTGGCGCCGCCCCGGCCCGTGAAATTGTCCATCGTCCACGCCACCTGCATCGCGTCCTCGCACACGAATAAACGCGGCGCATTGATGACCGGGCACAGCGGCTGCTCCTGGTTCCAGTCCAGTAGATCGTTCACCGCGGACAGCCCTTCATCCTCATTCACGCCGCTGGCCGGGATGAACTCCATCGGCGGCCCGATCAGCTTGCCCTGGCTGTCGTATTGCGGCTCGTCAAACTCGTCAATGATGCACGTCCCGCCCTTCTCCGCCATGTGTTCGCTCGCCCCCGCCCGCGGATCGATGTACCGCTCCGCAATTTCTTCCCGCAGCTCGTCCACCGGCTCCTTATGTCGCGGCAGCAATTTGACGTGGTAAGGGTCCGCCCCCATCTGCCATCTGCTATCTGCCATCTTCTCCGGCTTGCGGATGCGCTCGGCATCCAGGAAAACATTTTTGTATTTTACGATTCCCAGGCCCAGCCCCGCCTGCGCCGGGCCCACGTCGCCATCCCAGCCGGCCCGGTTGCTGTCGTTCACCTCGCGCTCAGTCGGCACCGCCCATTCCCCGAACGTCTGCGCATCCGGCCAGTCCCGGTAGATGTAATAATCCGGCCGCTCCCCCGGCGTCACCCGCACCCAGAACGATGCCCAGTTGCGCGCCCCGGCCGGGTCGGTGAAGAAATAATTCGTGCCCCGGGCCGGCAGCTGCGACCGCTTCACGATGTTCCACGGCCCGAACTTCGGGAACGCCCGCGCCACCGTGTCCCGCGCCATGCCGTAGGCCACGCGCTCGATCAGCTCGCTCGTTTTGCCATCGAGTAATTCTTTCACCTCCTGGTAATACGTCCGGCCCGGCGCCGGCCCGAACTTGTTGAACTCCGTAAAGAAATAAATCGCCATCGCCTTCACGCCCGGCAGCACGCACTCCCGGATGTAGGGCATCTCGCCCTTGGGCACGTCGGGAAAATTCTGGCGCGGCAGCAGCTCGGCGGGCCGGCTCTCCACGCACACCGCCGCGTTGCCCACCATCTCCTTGATCGCCGGCGTGATCCCCTTGACCGGCGTGAACGGCCAGAGCAGCTTCGCCTGGCGGAACTTCAACCGGCGGCTGAAGAGCTTCAGCCACGCCAGCGGCATGGATTCATCCGCCACCGCCCCCACGTTCGGCGGCACGAACTTCTTGGCCGCGGCCAATTCCTGCGCCGTCTGCTGGTAGCAGTGGGCGGGCGCGCCAAACTCCCAGCCCTCGTAATCGCCCGGATCCTGGTTGTAAGTCAGAAAATGGATCTCGCTGCCGTTGGTCAGCACCAGCTTCCGGTCCGTGAACCCGTTCGCCTGGCTGTAATTGATCTTGAACACCGTGTCCCGCTTGCCGTTGAGCTGGCCGTAATGTGGCTTGAGATAATACCACACCAGCGCCTGCACCGTCTTGATGCTCGCCGCCTCGCTCTCGCTCAGGATCGCCAGCGTCGTGCGCGCATACGTCACCGCGCATTGCGTCCCGCGCTTGATCGCATAGACCGATTTCGAGGCCCGGTTCCCGCCGTAGATCCCCAGGATCGCGCATGCCGCCGGCGTGTAGCCCTTGCTGGATTGAAACGTCCCTTTCAGCAGTTTGTCGGCGTCCGTCCAGCAATCAAACTCCCAGCCCCACCAGAGCGGATCCTCCTCCGCCAGGCGGATGCGCTGCTGGCGGCGGTTGAGCAC